TGCTTCAGTAAGTTATTGATTTCAGTAGGTGTCATTAACATCATTTCTGCTCCAAACAGCCAAATAACTCAATGTGGAAGTTGTCGCCTTCACCAACAGCAACATTGCGCCCAAATATATCCTCAAGGGTAAACTCAAGGATGTTTCCTTCCTTCTTTGCGCTCTTCACATTACCATCAAAGTAGAGAACATCACCGTGACTCTGGTCCCTAACGCGTATATAGCCAAACCCAGTAACACTAAAGTCCTTGAACCAGTCTGAATCAGAGCAGTCGTAACGTATAACCTTTGCCTGATCTGGCCTGTTGACCGCCCCGGGATTCCCCGGACCCATGTAATCTGGGTCTACAAAGGTAAACTTCCTAACAGCAGGATTCATGTCTTTTTGATGTGCCGCCTTAAGCATTACAGTAACTGGTGCAGAGGGGGCAGAGAATTGTGATAGTCCGGTTAGCCGACTGCCATCACCGATAAAAGCATTGGCAGTTACCTCTCCGGTAAAGCTAGCGTTAGAGCCTATCTTGGCTCCAATAAAGAAAGGCTCTTTGAGGCTTGTGACCCTTAGCTCATCGCCAAAGTATTCAACAGTGTTGCTACCAATATCCCGAAAGAATGAGTCGCCATCTTTGCCATTGGTACCATCTTTGCCATTGGTACCATCTTTGCCCGGGTCACCGTCTTTACCGTCAGCGCCATCTTTTCCCGGCGGCCCAGCAGAGCCTCCACCCGCCTCAATGCCCTCAATCTGCTCAAGCATCCAGCGGTTTACTTCTAGCTGGTTCTTGAGATCAGGCACAGTGTCAGTGCTTTTGAATCTACCCTTAGCATCTCTGAATAAGACTTCTGAGTTGGTAGACACTAGGTCTGTAGTAGCTGGTGTCCACTCTTTAGTACCATTTGGTAACTCTCGGTACATTAGCCATTTACCGTCCCTCAGGGCGGCTACAGGCCTCTTTACGTACCCTGAGAGGTCTACGTTACCGTCTCCAGACCCACCAGAGCCACCTTGAGATAGGACCACAGTGTTGCCTTGTGGGTCAGCACCTACAGGTAATTCTACAGAGATTTCGTCTCCGTTGGACAGAACTAGTACTAAGTCACCGTCAGCGGCTGTGTAAGCGTCTGTAATGCCAACACCAGCCTCACCGTCAGGACCCTGTGAACCCTCTGGACCCTTAGGACCCTCTGGACCCTTGTCTCCCGCAGAACCCTTAGGGCCAGCAGGACCCTTGGGACCCTGTTTACCATCGGCTCCCTTGTCGCCCTTAGGCCCCTGAGGTCCCTCGTTGCCCTTCTCTGCAGAGGCCTTTTCAACCTTCTCTATACGCCTCTTGAACTTCTCAAGAAGCATCAGCGTAGTTAAGTCTTGCATTTACGCTACCTCCGGTGGTGGTCCTACGTTGGGTCCTCTGGGTCCCATAGGTCTACTGGGTCCCTGTGTCGGGCTAGCGGGTTCATCAGACATCAAGGAGTCAAACAAAGCCTGCTCTTTCTCCCCTGATTTCTTGTTAGCCTCTGCTATCATTTTCTTGTCTGCAAGCTCAGTCTCCTTCAGAGCGATCTCAGCAATCCTTAGACGCTTCTCAAACTCCTTGTCATCTGCGTCTCCGTCCTTGAGGTTACGTGTGACAGCCTCAATCTTCTCAATCTCAAGCTCCTGTGGCGCAAGCTGAGTGTCAATGACGTACTTGCCTGCTCTGGCCTGAGACTCAGCCGCTTGAGCGTTGAGGGCCGCTGTCTGACTCTGCTGGAACTCCATCTGAGCCTGCTGAGCCATCTGAGCCATCTGCTGTGCCTGAGGATCTGGCTGTTGAGCCTTCTGCATAGACGCAATAAGCTCCTCACGGTTGCTGAGGTTCATGTTGTCGATGATGCTCTGGATCAACACAGGGTAGATAGGCGAGTCCTGCTTCATGGTCTGTAGTAACTGTACAAGCTGAGTCACTTCGTACTCACGAGCGATAATTCCTAGGGTACTAGTCGCGTTAAACTTGTAGTCAGACACTGGATACGACTCAGGGTCGAACTGCATGTACCTGTGAGCCGCCTTAGTAACAAACGGGAGCAAGAAGCTCTGTTGGAAGTTAATCAGGGTGCGCTTCTGGCGCTTGATGATGGCCCCTAGGGACATGCTGATGCCTGCCGCAGTAGCCTCACCGTTGATCTGCCCAGCGATGCCTGCGGAGTCTACAGCACCTGTGGCCTGTTGTACCATCTGCTGTAAGGACTGAGCCTGTGCAAAGGTAATCTGGCCTACCTGACCAAAGTTAAACGGCTGGAGCACCTCTCGTGGGTCTCCGTTGGTCAGAATCATCTTACCCGGACGTACCTCAGGCTTAGCGCCTCTGGGTAGCCTAGTCGCGTCAATAGCCAACATCGGGTGGATCGTGAGGGACAGAGCGTCAATCCTAGCGCGTAACTCAGTGTCCAGAGCCTTCTGGCTGTTGTAGCCCTTCTCACAGACACCACGGCCCCAGAACCTAGAGGGTACAACGTCCCAAGGGAACGCTACTACAGGACGATCCTGCATCATGTAAGGGTTAGCCTCAGCCTTCAGGAGAGTGCCTCCGTTAGCGATGACCACCACGGCCTCTACGTACATAGACTCGTCTTCTACCTCGACACCCTCGTTAGTGAGAAGTTCACGCGGCACGAGTCCGTAGTACTTAGTCAGCCTGACCTTGTCATCGTGGTACAGCGTGAGGTCTTGGTCAGGCTCTAGGTCTGCATCAGGAGCCGCAGAGTCGATGTACACATCGTTGTATACCCCTTGTTCCTGAAGTAGCTCTACGGAGTGCTTGGACACAAACTCGTCGACAGCAACGCCCATAGCGTCCTCTACAGAGGTAGCCACAGGGTCGATCAGGAAGTTCTGAGGCATCACAGGCTTTAGTTTAACTACAACTCTGTCGGTAATGTTCACGCCTACGGCCTGCAGTTGTCCGTCCATTATTGGCTGGGTAGCTGGAGCCATCTCCTTGATCTCCTCAAGGACAATCTCGCCTACTCCTGTGCCAAAGACTGCGGCGTTAATCAAACACTCTGCTACAGCCTTACGAATCTTAGTGTTCTCAAAGTCCTCAGTCAGCTTGTTCCTGAGGTACATAATGTCCTGTGAGTCTTTGTCGTTCACGTCATCTGAGATGTCAAACCACTTGCCTCTACCAAACGTGGCCTCCTCAAGTTCCGCTACGTTAGACTCTACAGCCTGCTGAAGCGCGGGAGAGACAATACGAGAGCGTTCTGATGCTCTCTGGGTGTCAGCAGGGTCCCATTGACCTCTCCATAACCGATAGTATTCCTCAAACTTGTGTTCGTAGTTGGATTCATAGTGATCTCTCCAGTTCTCACACTTGGTCATCACCCAATCTTCAAGTGACTCCTCAATCATGAGAACCTCAGGGCTTAAACTCTCTACTTTAGCCATAATATTTTCCTTAGATTAGTGCTACGCTGTAGCCTAGTGTAAAGAACACTACGGCGCTGATTACGTAGATCCCGTAGGTGTTTAAAGGTCTAAAAACTTTATTCGTCATGGTCTAGCAACTCACTCACTGCGTCAATAATTTCCATAGATTCTGCGTAGATCTTCACTTGATCCTCGACAGCCCCCACGAGATCAGGGTGCTCACCGATACCTACGGATCTCTCGTATACGTTGATGTTAGCTCGGGCCTCTAGTACTTTAGCCTCGTGTTTAGCCTTAATTGCTTCAAGTAGCTCTTGTTTCATGATCTAAGTCTTCCTCAGTGGCTCTAGTAACCCGATATTACGTCCAGAACTTCGTGCTCGTCAATCTCGTAGTCGTAGTGGTAAGCTACTTGTGCTAGCTGGTCAATGTACGCCAGAGCGTCTACCAAGTCATCGTGAGTCAGAGGGTCAGGGAACTGAAACAGTTGGTCTAAGAACCTGTTGTTCCACTCGGCCTTGTTAATAGACACAAAGCCGTTCTCAAAGCGCCCCTGTAGCGCCCACATAACCCTATCAGTCTTTTTCTTGTTACCGTGAGTTAACTCCTCGACCCTGAAGAACCTACCGTTGCGTTTCATCATGTCCGTGAGGGGACTCATGACGGCCTGCTTAGCTATTCCTCGCTCAATACCAACGCTGATGGGTCGGTAGTCTCTAACGGCCTGAAATATCTTGGCGGCAGTCTCGTCAAGGCTCCACCGCCCGTATATAATGTTATCAACGTACCAACCATCAGGACTAACTTTAACAACAGCGATTGCGGTTTCATCAAGTTTACTATTCTTAGTCCTCTTCTTGTTTACTTCCTCAAAGCCTGCGAGGTCTACTGCAATGTAGTAGTCACCCTCTTCAGGCTCTTCCCCGTACTGTATCCAGTCCTCCCTGAACATCTCAGATCCACGGGCCTCAAAGGACGCCATGAACTCCTGACGGAACGCATAAGAGGACATAGACTTCTTAGCCATGTCGATCTCGTCTGGGTCCAACAGGGGGTTGTCGTAAGACGTAAAGTGCCACCCCTTGTACGTAGGATCATCCCCCAGTTCTGCGTACTTGTACAACTCGTAGAAGTGATTACGGCCCATAGGCGTACCTATGAACATCGCCTGTCCCTTCTGGTCAGCTAGGGCGGGTCTGAGGATCTGCTCCCATACATCGGGCTTCATGTCCGCGTACTCGTCCATAACTAGAAACTTCAAGGACACACCACGCATTGTCTCTGGGCGGTCAGCCCCCTTTAGACTAATCGTGGCCCCGTTGACCAGCTTGATCTGGAGATTATTGATGTGACTTCCAGATATCACAGGGTGTCCTAGCTCCATCAGGGTCTGCCACATGATATCACGGGCCTGACCCTGTGTGGGCGCAACGTAAAAAACTTGCCCTTTGTCTGTCTGTAGGGCGTTCAGTATTAGTAACCAAGCCGCAAGACGGGACTTCCCTGTTCTCCGTCCTGCCGCTACTACCTTGAATCTGGTATTATCCGCGTAAACTTCCTGTTGCCACGGGAGTAGCTCTACGTTTAAGTCGGTCATGAACTAGCTATCCTATTGTAGCACTAGGCCACCTGACTTGCTAAGTAGTACATAAAGAAGCCTGCGACAACCATGATGGTTACGCAGACTCCTACTATCACAATCTCTAGAGGGTCGTTAGGAAACTTGTCCACTTTACGGACCGCCTGTAGAGTTATCTGAGTTATCTGAGGAGTCCGTAGTCGTGTCGCCTTGGGTGTTGTAAGAATCAGCGTTAGTGTCCCCAGACGTATTATAGGAATCCGTGTTCGTGTCCCCTGAAGTCGTGTCACCAGAAGTAGTCGTGGTGGTCGAGAGATCCATAGTAGCCTCGTCAGACGCTGTGTACGTGTAAGTAGTGTTTCCACCAGCGTTCTGGATGGCTGTGGTACCAAAGGAGCTAACCGCAGTCGCTACGTTGCCTAGTACCTCAAACTGTTGTCCGTCTACAACGTCTTCGTTCATCTGAATCTTAGCCATGTTGTCTGACTGTGTTTTCTGTACGTCAGCGTTGATACCAGCGATACCCAGTTGCGTCAGGGTTCCTAGTACCGGAGAAGCTAGAATCCTAGCCCACTCCCTAGCACCGTTCTCTTGACGCTGGAGAGTCACTACAGGTGAACTCTGGTCGCTCTCGTTACCCTTGACTGCTGAGACAGCTAGAGCTACTGCAATAGCATCTGCGGAGTCTGGAGCAGACTGAGCCACCTGTGCCATAGCTAAGGCCCACTGAGCCTGTGCTTGAGCACGATCTAAGGCTATACGCTCACGGGACTCTGTTTGTACGCGAGTAAGCTCAATTTGTGCTTTAGCGTGTTCAGCGTGTCTGTGGTTCCCCAGTTCTGTCGCACATCCGGTGTACAAGATGGCTACTAGGGCTACTAATGCTACTGTGCGTTTCTTAGTCATTACTTAAGTTCTCCTGAATAGGGCTTATTTAGTAAGCTCTAGACTTGCTAGGGCTTCTTTGAAATCTCCTGACCCACCAAAGTGGTAGAAGATCTGTGGGATACTACGCTTACCAGAGAGGGACTCCACGAGATCCCATCCGGGCTTACCTTCTGGTATGTGAATAAAGTTGTACTTCAGTCCACTCTCTTCTGCCGTTATCTTAGCTCTGGTACACGCGGGACACCAATCAGCCCCTAATATGGTAATCATGAACTAGGACTCCTCTGTCTATCCCTAGACCTTCCTAATTCAGTAATCACCCTCCACCTCCAGTTCCAAACGAGTTTAGCTGAAACGGGGAGTAAACTAGGTCTAGCGTGACTACTATCTCTAAGTTACCTACTGTGTCACAGGAGGCCTTAACTACGTCTCCGGGCTGGAGTATAAACCCTGACTGGCTTTCGATCATGAGGTAGTCTTTAGAGTTGATTGTCTTACCGTTCAAGATGTACACGTCAGGGTCTGGAGTCTTGTCTACGAACAGAGTTACATCGTTGTTAGAGTTGTCTAGGTTAGTGATAAACGTCATAGTCCACTGGCCTACAAAGCCATCAGGTACTGTGACTACATCAGCTACGTCAGTAGTGGTTAGGTTTACGTTCTGAGTAAACAGCACGGGGCTAGGCCTTCTTACGAGATTTGGCAGTCTTAGACTTGGCTCTAGACTTGGCTTTAGTCTTAGCCTTGTCAGCGCAGTCACCACAACACGGCTTCTTTAGGCCCTTTGCTTTAGCTTTCACTGTACTCACCATCAATGTAATCCTCTTCTCCAGAGTTTCCCTGTGTGTCTGTAACCTCGGCAGTACCAACTCCTGAAATGTTGATC